CGACGGACACGATTTCGGTCGCTGAACGTTCGGTTCCGGTAGGTGTCGCTCAGTACGACCTCTACAGACCATTTGACAAGGGCACCTCACAGGGTGCGGGTTTCATTACCCACGGATATGTTGAGTATCCGATGGTTAATGATCTCAACGCCGACGTTGCAGTTGGCGATCTCATCAGAGCCGACCACATGGGCCGTCCAGTCGTATTGACTGCCGCGCTTTGTGGCACACATCCTTACCTCCAGGTTGGTAAGGTTATTGAAGTAGAAAAGTTTGCCACCAACTTTGATGATGGCCTACTTTCCTACATGCAACTACCATCGGATCCAGGCGCACTCAAGACCGTCTACGAAATTACGAAGACTGGTCCGAATAAGGGTAAGCTCGGTATTCGTGCGAATCTGGATGTATACAAGGTGTCTGGCGCGTTCCGTGTCAATCTAACACTTTAATTAAAAAGAAAATAATACAAACAGGAGGAATAGTTCCAAAATGAGCAAATCAATCCAAGAGCTCCTCACTGGTCTCCCTGCTTGGGAAACCGCATTAACTGAGGACGGATATATTGACGGAGAAAGCAGAGTCACCATCAAGGAAGCGTTTGCATCACCCGATGCAGCTGCGCTTTTCCCCAAGGTGATTTCGCGCACTCTGAAGGAAGCAGCAGAGCCACAGTTGTTGGTTACTCCGCTACTCTCGACAGTACGTCTCGGAAAGGGGCGCTCGTTGGAGTTCCCAGCAGTTAATGCAATTCAAGCCGCAGAGATACCAGAAGGACAAGAGTACCCAGAGCAAGCACTCGCATTTGCTAAGCAAGTCGAGGGCAAAGTGTCCAAGAAGGGTGTCAAGCTGGCTTTTACAGAAGAAGTTATTGCTGACTCACTTTGGGACATCGTAGGAATGCATGTTCGCGCCGCGGGCCGTGCCATGGCACGTCTCAAGGAGCAGATTGCACTCAGTCGTTTCAAGGATGCCGCGACAGTGGTGTTCGACAACGATAGTGATTCGTACGATGACACAACTGGTCGTGGAATTACAGGTGCGTACAACAAGACGATTACCTGGGACGACGTTGTGGACATGTCTGCCGTTCTTATGGCCGAAAACCATGTCCCGACAGATTTCATTCTACATCCGTTGATGTGGTCTGTTTTCTTGAAGGATGCAATCTTCCACGCTGATGGTGCGGCTTCGGCTGTCAACAGCAGCTGGGGTTATCGTCCGCAGTCAAAAGAAGGCACGCTTAACGCCACAGCCCCGTTGGGTCTCAACGTCATCGTGTCACCTTTTGTCAGCTTTACGGCAAAGAGTGGTGCAACACCAGCGAAGTCAGACCTGTTCTTGATCGATCGTAATGAAGTCGGTACGCTGCTCGTCAAAGACGACATGAGCACCGATCAGTTCGACGATCCTTCACGCGACATTCGTCAAATGAAGATGAAGGAACGCTATGACATCGTCATGCTTGGAGATGGTGAGGGAATCACCGTAGCCAAGAACGTGAGCCTCGCCCGTAACTACGAGATTCGTGTTACAAACGAAGCCACAGCTGCCGGTCTTCAAGAACTGTAAAGATAGCTGAATTATCTTAGAACCGTTATAGTTTACTTCTAAGCGACGTGGGCGATCAGCGAAAGCTGGTCGCCCTTCGTTGTTTATATCTTGACGTTACTATTCTATTGTGTAAGAGATAGGAGATTTTGTGGCTTTACCCTTGTTGCAAGAAGCCGCCGTAGGAATAGGAACGGTTTCAGTCAAATTTGGAAGAACAATAAAAATAGCTTCCATCAAAAACGCAAATATCATAGTACAAACTACCGCCGCGACGCCTACAGTTTTAAACGCTCCGTTCAAACCGATAGATACCTTATCTGACTTTAATCAAATATCAAGGACTCTAAAACTTTTTTGGAAAACTCAGTTAAGTCCTTCGACTGAATACATTATAAGATTTATTAATTTTGTAGATGCAGCTAATGAACCGATACCGGAAGAACAAATTGTTTTTACAACTTTGGCTGCGGGGGCAACCCCCAGTCAACCAATTAGTCCAACTCCATTCAATAGTGTCAATGCACCAGAGCTTGAAGATATTTTAATAGAAGATAAGTCTATAAAAATTAATGCGTTTACCGGCCATCAAATCGTAGCAAAAAATCCTGATTTTTATATAACTGAAACAGATCCAGAAAGCGGAGCTTTTTATCTTGAGAGTGATTATTTGAATGGAAGAATAAAAGTTACCTTTAATCAAAAACCAGCAGCAAACTTTATGAACAATAGATATTTTGTTGCACAAAGAAAAAAGATACAAAGGCAACCAGGTAGATGGGAATCTATAAACACCAGAATAGCAACTCATTCTTGGAAACCGGAAGTTTATGTAGATTTTCCCTCATTGAATGACGCTACTCCTTCGTATTTTATAGAAAATAAAGAATACTTTGAAAAAGGTTATAAATATAGAATTAAAGTTTCAAAAGACGTAGGTATTTAAATGGCTAATTTTGTTTATAAAAAAGCAAAAGAAGCGTTGTTAAATGGACAAATAAATGTTTTATCTGATCAACTAAAAGTTCTTTTATTAAAAAAACCAGATTATACTCCTAATCAAGATATCGATCAACATGTAAGTGATATACCGGCAAACGCAATAATAAAAAGATCAGAGGCTATTGCTGGGGTATCTAGTACGTCTGGAGTGCTAGATGCCGCAAACATAACTATTCTTGAATACAATGGTTCCGCTTTTGATGCAATAGCTTTATATAAGTATCAACCTTCTGATTCAAATTCAAAATTAATATTTTATATTGATACGTCAAGTGGCTTGCCTTTTGCGGGTTCAAATTCTGTTAATTCCGTTACTATCTTTTGGAGTGACGAATCAACCAAAATACTTTCATTGTAGGTAAAGATAATGCCATCACAGTATCCAACGGCTTTAGATAATCTGATAAACCCTACGGCAAACGATGCCCTCAATTCTGTCACCGTGCCGCACCATCTTCAACACGCAAATATCAATGATGCCGTAGAGGCTATACAAACAGTTCTTGGTATAAATCCAGCTGACTCTCATTTGACAGTTAAAGATAGAATTTTTACCGCAGAACAATCTATCTTAAGTCAATCAGTATTAAATGGTTTAACTGATGTTACTATAAATTCGGTAGCAACGGGTCAAGTTTTGCGCTATAACGGCAATGCTTGGATTAATTACGATGAAGAAAATTTAGTAGACGGAGGGAACTTCTAGGTATGGCCAATATATTAAGAATTAGACGTAGAACATCTGGAGCAGCCGGAGCACCGTCAGAAATACACAATGCAGAGTTGGCATTTAATGAAGTTGACGATATTCTATATTATGGTGAAGGTACAAATGGAACAGGTGGAACTGGCACGGCTTTAGCTATTGCTGGTCCTGGCGCTTTTACTACTTTAACTAGTGCTCAAACAATTTCTGGTGATAAAACTTTTTCTGGAACAGTAATAGTTCCCACCCCTTCTGGCGCCACACATGCTGTAACTAAAGCTTACGTTGACGCCCTGGTCGGTACTGTGGCTACGTCTTTTACGGTAGCTGGTAATTCTGGTAGCCCGCAAACAATAACGTCCGGAACAGATACCCTTACGATTTCTGGTGGCACTGGTCTTAGCTCTGTAGCTAGCGCAACAGATACGATTACTTTGAATCTTAACAACACAAGCGTATTGCCCGGATCTTATGGTGCAACGAATACGGTTTCCACATTTACCGTGGATGCCCAGGGTCGCCTACTTGCAGCGGGTAATTCTGCAATTTCAATTACTTCAGCAGCAGTGACTAACTTTATAGAAGCCGCTCAAGATGCCGCTGGAGAACTATTTACTAATGGAACGCATTCTGGAATTACTGCAACGTATGATGACGAAAATGCAAAAATAAATCTTAACGTAGCAGATTTTACAATCACACTTGGTGGTGATTTAAGCGGTAGCGTCACTGTCACAGATCTTGCTAGTGCAACATTGACAGCAACAATTGCTGCCGACTCTGTTGCCCTTGGCACAGATACGACTGGCAACTATGTTGGATCTGTCGCTGCCGGAACCGGAATTTCTGTTACAAATACCAATGTTGAGGGCGGAACGTTTACCGTTACCAACAGTGGCGTTGTTTCAGTTGCCGGTACCGCCAATCAAGTTGCTGTTTCTGGCGCAAATGGAAACGTAACGTTTTCTTTACCGAATGATGTAACAATTCCAAATAATCTGACGGTAACTGGAGATTTGTTGGTTCAGGGTAATACGACTACATTGAACACTTCCACTTTGGCGGTTGAGGATAAAAACATAGTAATTGCAAATGGATCAACAACCGATGCGGCAGCAGATGGGGCAGGTATAACGATAAAAGGTGCCACTGACAAAACTTTGAATTGGGTAGATGCAACAGATTCCTGGACGTCCTCAGAAAATTTTGATCTGGCAGCGGGTAAAACTTATGCAATAGGCTCTAGTTCAGTTCTGTCTAGCACAACCCTTGGTGCAACCGTAGTTAATTCAAGCCTTGCATCTGTTGGTACGATCACAACTGGTACGTGGAATGGTTCAACGATATCGATAAGCCATGGTGGCACCGGGGCAACAACCGCCGCCGCTGCAAGAACAAATCTTGGTTTGACAATAGGCACCGACGTTCAGGGTTACGATGCAGAACTAGCGGCTTTGGCTGGTTTGACATCAGCTGCAGATAAGCTTGCATATTTCACCGGATCTGGAACTGCTAGTCTCACTGACTTAACTTCCTACGGAAGAGATTTGATTGCAAGTGCAAGCGCTGCAGTTGCAAGAACGACTCTTGGACTTGGTACTATCGCCGTTCAAAACTCAAACAGTGTTTCTATCACAGGTGGCTCCATAACAAATCTAACCACATTTGATGGAATAACTATTGACGGTGGAACATTCTAATAAGTAAAAAGGGATAAAAATGCCGACACCGACGATTAGTCAAGGTCAAATAGCTATTGATCCTAAAAACCGGAGTTTTGTATTACAAAAACAATTCGGGAGTTTTGGTAAATACTTCATTAAATTGGTCTCAACCTACTGACTCCTTGATACAAACTGAAGACAGTGTAAATATAAATTCTAATTTAATCATTTCCGGAAACTTAACAGTAAACGGAACCACTGTTACGGTAAACACTGAAACTGTTGTCGTAGAAGACAACATCATGGTGCTGAACGTGGACGCGGCAAGAGCCAATATTGCTAACGATAAAAATTCTGGAATAGAAGTTGAAAGAGGTTCATTAACGAACGTTCAACTTATATGGAACGAATCTGTAGGCAAATGGCAATTTACTAATGATGGAACAAATTACGTAAATATTAACGAAAATGTTTCTAGCGCAAATTCTTGGTCTACCGCAAGAACGATAACCTTAAGCGGAGACGCAACAGGATCCATATCGATAGATGGTACGACAAATGTA